TGTTATATCGGTATATCGGCGTGTAGATGGCACCGTTGGCCACTCTTCATGCACTAAAACCCAATTTCTAGGCAGCAGGTCTCGCTGTAGATAATCAACAACCGCTTGTGTAGCCGTCACAGTCATAACCGGTAATAAAGGGTCGGTATCATCATCTAAGCGCAACCAATCGGCTCGCTCCTGGTTGGTTACCGGGCTTATTAGTTCGTCATTAGTGTAAGCTCTCATAATTCAGCCTTTTTACTTCTGCGCTTGCGAGTTTTAGTTTCTTTAACCTCAGTAGGCTTTTCAATTTTAAGCTCGGCAATAATACCGCTCTCTAGACGCTGCTTTGTTTGCTGCAAGTTTGGGTCTAGCGTGATAATTTCATTTCGCAAACCTGCCGTACTATTGATTAAACATTTGTATGATTTCATTGTGGCACCTCATTAGCTAATAGGTTTAGTTTAGCGTATTTAATGTACGAGTGGTAGCTTGGTTATATCTATATAGCTAAACGTTATAATGCGGTGGTGGTTATAGTGTTATTATTGGGTTTTAAATAATGGAGATTAGATATGATTGCGAAAAGCTTTATCTTAACAATTGCAGGAAATGAAGTTATTGGGTGCAGGCAGAGTGAAGCAACTGTTGAATCATTTAAAAATATCGGTGATATATCGATTAGCGGTGAAATTGATAGTGAGAGAGCTGAGGTGATGAAGGCGTTTATAGATGATTACCTAAGTGAGTTCAATGACATATCAAAATGCTTTTCTATGTCAGACTATCCATTGCTGGGGTTGTAAAATGAACAAAGCATTTAAAAAATACGGAAAGGTTAGCTTTAAATCGATAGTACCTAGAAGGTTAAAGCGAATTAGAGTTATGCGGATATCTCATGCTGCTGTTATTGCTGCAACTCATCAAGCTAACTTAAGCGCCATGGTAAATGTCAATGATAACGGCGCTAGAAAAGCTAGAGCTATTGGTAAATTATATTTAGACTTTCAATTATCCATGGCTAGAGCCATGACTCGAAGCGACCACCCTATACACAAAAAAGCCGCTAATTAAAGCGGCTTTTCTATTTGGTTAAAGCTTATGCTGCGGCAACTGTAAACTGACCCTTAGCAAACGCTTTAGGTAGTGGCACAGCTAGAGTTAGACGCTCTTCACCACGGATAGTTACCGCATTCTTAGTGAAGTTATCGTTGTGCTGCTCTGATACTGCAACCGATACGCTCTCACGGTCATAAATAACCGCACCCATTTGCCAATCACCTAGCAGGAATTGACCTACTGGCATAGCATTAGTGATTACCACAGGAATGCGCCAGATAGTAGTTGTCTGGTCGTTTGTAGCTGCGAATGGAACTAGAATGTAATGACCATCAGTAGCCTTTGCAGTTTCTAGCGTTGCAAAGTCAGTAGGATTCATTACTAGGCCGTTAATGTTGTAATACTCATTAACTTGACACGCAGTAACGGCAGCACGGATATGGTCAATCATAGCGGCTGGTAATTCAGCGTCAGTAGTACCGTTAGCGATTTCACCAATATCAGTTACACCAGCATCAACCAAAATACCCGTTAGGTTTTGACCTGTACCATCACCTAATAGCAATTGCTGGTCTGATTCAAGGTCTAAGCCGTAAGTTAAGCGGCCATTGATAAGGCTTTGAAGCATTGGCGCATCTGATAATACTTGACGCGATGCGTGCATGTAGTGAGCAATTGTGCGCACTGGATAAGTAAGTAACTCGTAAGTAATTTCAGACTTGGCTTTAGCTGCTAACTCACCAGCTTGTGGTGCTGCGTTGTTAGTAAATACATTTTCACGCATTACTTCAACAGCGTTAGAGCTAGTTGGTACAGTTGGGATTAAATCACGAATACGGATTTGACGGTTAGGATTTTGGAATACACGACTGTCACGGTCTGGACGAACCAATGCACCAGCGCTAGCACCACCACTTGTGATGTCTTTTTTCTCAATCTCAACTTTGCGACCTAAGCCCTGCTCAGACTTAAGCATCACGCCAACTTCTGACTCGGTGAAAGCTTCGCCAAGCGATTTAACTTCCATTGCACCACCATTAGGGCGTTGACCTTTAAGCTCAAGCTCTTGCAGTTTTGCATCTGCTTTTTCAAACAAGCCTTTAAGCTCTTTAAGCTCGTCTTGCGCATTTTTAAGCTCAAGCTTGGTTTCTTCATTTGCTTTACCGAATGATTTAATTTCATCGGCGTTTGCAGATTGTAGATTTTTCAACTCAAGAGATTTTGCTTCTAATAACTCTTTTAACTTTTCGATGTCCATAATAATTACCTTGTTATTTACGGGCTACAGCCCAAAGTTTAAAATAGCGTCTTGCAACACTTTTAGGTCTTGCGGCTGTTTACCGTGTGAAGTGCTATCTGCGGCTTCACCTGCAATCAGTGCTTTCATTTCATCTAGTAAAGATGATAATTCTTTAATTTGAGTATCGGACATATTTCCGCCACTCATGATTTGTTCACGTAATGACTTGACACCAGTAATCATGGCGTTGTCATTCATTGGGAAAGTTACTGGGCTAAACTCGTAAAGCTTAACCTCACGAATAACACGCGCTGAATCGTTTTTGCTGTATTCAGACTTGCCTTGAGGGATACTAAAGCCAATGCTCATTTGGTCAACAACACCATCGCGCATAAGCTCCAATGCCTCATCACCTAAACGAGTTTTAGAGATATAACCTTCAACGTATAAGCCTTTTTCATCTTCACGCATTAGCGTAGGCTTTCCTAACGGTGCATCATGCTGCCATAGTATCTTAACGCGGTCTGAGCGCTCACCTAAGGTCTTACTAAATGCACCCTTTGTGATTATGTCACTACCGTTGTCTTTATCCCACGTAGACGCATAACCTTTAAACGTGCGCGACTCAACGTTTACATCTTGCTCTTTAAATTGTAATGCTTTTAATTCCACGGCTCGCGCCCTCGTTGTTGCAATACTTAAATTTTAGCGCCTTTACCTTCTATATGCAAATTAGTTATAAGCTTATAACTATTCGTACAAAGTTATACACCTGCAATTGATAGTCTGCTCTGCACTACCGTTAGGGTCTCCGCAGTAGTGTAGCTTCTCACCGCCTACGGTGAATGATTCGTTTAGCCCAACTCTTTGATTGTCTGCGCGTCTATGGTCTGGCCTTGTGCGCTCACCACTTGCAGCAGCCCACACTTTACTACTGACAACCTCACTAACCTCTGCGGCAGTTTGGTTTGCAGCTTGACTTGCTGTGTGCGACTCAGTGCGAGCTATTACGCGACTACGTAAACGGCTTAATGCAGGCGCTTTATCAATGAACGCCTCACGTATCAATGCAGCAGTTTCGCGCTCACCTAAACCATCAGTAACGGCCTGTGCAATTGCTTGGTTAATGATATTCTGTGCCTGATCTTCGGTGGTGCCAGTAATTTGCGTTACTTTCTCAGCGCCAAATAATTCAATCCACTTGCGCCTAGCTTCATCAAACTCAGGTGTTTTGGGTATGTCGGCTTTGGTCTCAAAATCAGCGTGTGACTTTTTACCCATCAAGATGCGCATGCCGAACTGGTTGAAAATATTAGTGTAGTTGGCAACCAATATCTCTAACACCCTCTCTTGATGCCCCAGCATAACATCACCATTCACGCTACCATCACGCGCTATTTCACCATATACACGATTAAGCTCCTTTAGGAATTGCGGGTATAGCTTACGCTCGGCTGCATCCATCATGCGCTCTTGCACAATCTTTTCACCAAGTCGAGATAAGCCTGTTATGGTTGCCACTAATCGACAATCTCGCATTTAATAAAGCATCTTGGCACCCACGCCTTAAAGCCAAGCATAACGATAGGTGTATTTAAAATAACAAGTAAACGCTTAAATCTAATCTTTGTTTTTATATTTACCGTAACATTTCCAATAGCCATTACTTATTACTCCCGTATGCAATTGCTTTAATCATAGCCTTTGACTCTTCATCGACTACGACCTCAGTATCGGACGTTTCAGCAGCTACCATAAATGGCACATCACCACCTTCAATTTCACCTATATTTAAACCTAGCTTTTCATCAAGCGTATTAAACGGCACGCCCATATTATAAAGCTTAACTGCGTTGTCTATCTTCTCGCCTAGATTAGCCTGCATAGCTGGTATACCTGATAGGTCATAATCCAATACCCACTCATCACCAAAGTCACGAGCAAGCTGTAATGTCAATTGGCGCTTGTATAACTCTAGCTGCGGAATAATTGTATCTAGGTAAATCATGCGGTTCATTGCATCAGCATTAGCTAAGTTAACCGACTCGGTAAAGCCTAAAGCAGCTAATGGCACACCAAAGGCAGCAGCTAATTCTGACCATGTAGCTTTGCGAGACTCTACAAAGTCCATTTCTTTAGCTGATTGACCCATTTCGGTAACTTTGAAGTTACCAATAAAAGGGCTGCGAGCATTAGCAGGTGATTGTTGGCGCTCTTTTACCGCATCCCTAAATCCGTCCGCTTGCTCTTGCGTTGTACCTTCTGGCAACTCAATGCTAAAGTCCGCAATGCCGCGATTCTGTAATGAATAGCGCTGCCAATCTGCCGACTCCCTATCAACATCAGCGGCACGTGAAGCAGCCATTAATACAGGCTGACCAAAGTATCTATCGTTAGGGTTGGGCATTTTAAGCTGAATCATATCATCAGCCTCAATACGCTTTTTACCGTTTGATTCTGTGTACTCAAAGTAATCAACTAGCTTTTCAGTGCCAGGCTTAATGCGCATGTATTGACTAGGTAAATGCCATAATTGCATAGGTTGGTTGCGTGAGCCTGCGCGTATTTCTGATAAGTAGCAATTGCCACTCAAGCAAATTGATTGCTCAGCCTCGTACATAATTTCGTAAAATGATTGGTCAGTGTTTGGATTATCAATAAGCATCTGTAAAGGTGAGCTGGGTACATGCTCGTACGTACCATCTTGCTTTTTACGCTTAGCCTGCCACGGCACAGCAGCAACTAACTTAGCTCGCTTCTCAATAGCAGCATAAACAATTGCAGAGGCATTATACCCCTCGTTAATGGCAATCTTTGTGCACCACTTTTCCTGCATCTTAGCGAATTGACGCCAGTTAGGGCTAGCTTGCGGTAATGATAGCGACTTAAGAGCCATTGCAACCTGATTAGCTACTGGCGTGTACGGTGTTTGTAGTTTTTTAGTAAACGGCCACATAGCCAACCTCTTGTAATGTTGTTTGGTGGCGCTTAAGGTTAATTAAGCGCCTATTTATTACTTGCTTAATTTTTCACGAAGTAAGTACCCTTCCAGCATCCATATTTTATTTACAGCATTGTCTCTGGCGATCTTAGCGCCAAGCTCTTTGTTGAAATTTTCAGGGCTAGCACAGGCTGATTCGCCATGCACTGTAAATCCATTTTTCAGGGTTAATAAGCAGCTTGTAAATGTACTGCCTTCGAATATATGAAACTGCTCTTTAACAACCAAAGATAAAATGTAATCTTTAGTAACTTTTGGAGCTGTTAAGCCTTTGTCGTTCATTTCTTTTTCAATTTCTAGGTCATTCATATTATTACCTCAATTGTTGGTGGTGAGTTATTTCACCTGCTTAAGTATAACAGCGATTGATTAACAGGCAAAGACCAATGCAGCACCCTTCATTTTAGATTCAAACGCATATCGTAGTGAGTCAATAAAGTGATTGAAATCGTCATTAGGCTTCTTCGTTGCTTTACCGTCTTTATCTACAGCCCAAGAATAGTTATTAAACTCAGTCATAAATTCAACCAAGTGGGAGTTAACCACTATTTCATATTCTAATAGATAATCGATGCCCGCGTTTATTGAGTCCTTGCCCTTCATGGCACCGACCATGTTAACTCCTTTACGCCTTATGTAGTCGATAGACTTAGGCTCTGAGCTGTCCGCTGTAGTCCTGTGTTTATGCGCTAGCAACTCTTTCAGCTTTTCAGCTATCTCTGCGTTACTCATGCCCTTTTGATAAAAACCATCATATACATAAATGGTTTTATTTTTCTCATCAATGTAAGACTGATTAAACGCTGTGGGGTCATTGGTGTAACCAAAGTCTAAGCCTTGCAGGCACTCCAACCCTTTAATCTCATCCTCTTTTATAACCCTACTGGTCACACGGCTAAAGATAAGACCCTCAGCAGTACCCCAATTACCTAGTGCATAAATATTGTAATATCTAGGGTTTGTTTTCTTCTTATTCTCCATAACCATTTTATAGTCATCATCTATAAATGCGTTGTCTAAGAATGTAGTTTTAAGAGTAAAGCAACCCTCAATTGGATCATCAAAGAATACTCTTTTAATCCAATGCTGCTCACTGATTGGGTTTAAGGTGAGTATTATTTGCTTAGTGTATTTAGTGATACCACGCAGACGTAAATCAAGTTGCTCAAAGTCCTCTTGCGTGAACTCGGTCGCCTCCTCCATCCAAATAGCCGTTACACCCTCAATAGATTTAAGTTTCTCTGGGTCATCCATACCAGTAAACATGAATTGAGAGCCGTTTTCTTTGTAGGTTATGGTTAGGTCAGTATGGTTAAAATCAAACTCATCATATAAACCCCAGCGGCTAATGATGTTTTTAATTAGGGTGAATACTGAGCGCTTAATTGTGCGGTTAACCTTACGCACAATAAGCATTTTGTGCTG